GCTGCATTGGAGTCGGCCAATAAGACCTGGCAAAAGGTTTCCACCGACGCTCGCTCGCTCGAAATCTTTGAGCCGCGTGAGAACGATGAGGAATGGAACACCGAGCTGAATGGCCGACTTAGCCTTGCCCAGCAAATCTTCAATGGTGAGAACAGCGAGGAGGATCTTGCCAAGGCTGCTCTTTGGGCTGCTGCCGCGCCGAAGTACCGCGAACTGCTCTATGCTCAGGTTGAGGTGAACAAGCGCCTGCAAGCCGAGCTATCGAAGTATCGAGGAAGCGAACCTGGCGTCACCTCGAAGGCGACATCTGGAGGTTATCGACCGGCAAATGCGAATGCCGCCAAGAGCGAGGACTTTGTCGCCAGCGTGATGAAGTCGCTCGGACGCTAAGGATACGCTCTAAAGCAATTATCCCCCGATGGTTTCATAGCCACCGGGGGATTTTCGTTTGAATTACCGACCTCGATACGGACCGCTACCGCTCGGAACCGGCTTTGGAGACGGCCTGACCGGAGGCTTGGGCGGCGGAGACTGCCTGTAAGGTCCGCTGCCGGATGATCGGACGGACGGCGAACCTTTATATGGTGCGTTATTGCTCATTCCTTTGGGAGTGCGTACCAGCCCTCATGGATGGTAATACGGTTCTTACTACGCACCGTTTTGCCGCTGGCGTCAACAGTCCAAACCTTTGCCTCAACGCTCTCAGCGAGGCGTACAGGCTCACCGTGGGGGACGTAAATCACTCGGCTCGCGCAGCTCACGCTCATGCTCGCGCACACGATCAAGAAGACCGCGCTTAAGATCAGGTTGTTTCTTGGCGTCTTCACTCGTTGTGTCCCTGGTCGTCAGCGAATGAATCCAGATGACCAGCTTCATCACCAAGTCGGCCAGGAAGTTCATTCCGTCTGTTTGACGGGTGCGGCAGCGGCTGATTGCTTGTTCTTCCAGATCGACCATACAGCACCGAGCAGAGTGACAGTCGCGCCAGCAATCTCGGCAACCTGATCAGCACTGGCCAACCCCTTGGCTACGAGGAAACCGCCGAGCGCGCTAAGACCGTGGCGGAGGAGGGATGAAATATTGGCGTTCATTTGTCGTTTTTGAGTTTGCGATAGAGTTCGACTGCTTTCACGGCGCATGTAAGAAGCGCGGCGACAGCACCCAATGCGAGCGATGCCGTCTTTAAGTTCGGGTCTGAGAACACCGCGCTTCCGAGTATGCCGATTGCTGGCCCACCAACTCCAACCGAGATGTCTCTAATGAAGTGTGAGTCAGTCATTGTAGCATCAGCTTAGAGCAACCCTGATGGAGTTTTCGTTGGAGTCAATGAACGGCACGCCGATGACCCGTCCGTCGCCGTAGATCGAAGCCACCACCTGCGCCGGATCATCCTGCGGGATGACCTCGGCGGTGCTGACAACCATGTCACCGGCAATGACGTTGGGATTGACGTTGATCGGCGGGTCAAAAGTGATGACCTCGTTCGCAACAGGCTGAATATCGTTCTCGTTCATGTTAGGAAGCGACAGTGTAGAGGATGGTGAATTGCAGGGTGGCGGTGGCGTTGCTGTTCACCCACAGGTTGCCGGTGGTCGAGAACGGCGTGGCAATCGTGAGCTTCTGTCGGCCACTGACCACGCTCGCACCGTTGACGATCTGGGTGCCGGCCGAGGCGTTGCCGATGCTCACCGTAGCCGATCCGGTCGAGTTCACGATGATGTCCTCGATGATCGCGTTGGTCGGGATGGCCAGCGTCCCCAGCATCTGCTGGTTGCCGTTGGTGTTGGTCGTCGCATAGAGAACCGCCATTCGCCTCGGCCGCGTGAACTCCACGCCGTTGAAGAGCGTACCGTGCAGCGCGTTGGTCGAGCGGTCGGTGGCTTGGTAGCCGGTGCCGATCGTGAAATCCAGATCGACGATTGCGCCGATGCGGGTGATTTCAACATCGTCGATGTAGATTTCGGAAAGTGCTGCGGAGCCTGCTTGGCGAGAAATTGAAAACAAACCGTCATTTGCGCTAACAATTTCAACGAGCGTATTTGCGTAAGAAGTTGTAAGAACAAGACCGCTTGAGAAGTAAGCAGCAGCTCCAGAGGAGTTTCCAAATTGAATACCACAAGCTCCGCTTGAAGCCCCTTTTCTTGCCCAGATTGAAATGCGATACCGCTTGGCAAGCGCAAGGAACGTTGCGCTCGAAAAGCTTGCTTGAAAAGCAGCAAAACTGCTCAAAGCGTCGAGCGTTAGTTTTCCAGCGTTGGTTCCAGTCCTTGAAAAGGATCCTGATGTGTCAATTGTTGCTGTGCTGGTTCCGCCTGCATTTGCGGACCACGTTCCAGCCGCATTTAGCAAGTTTGTCTCAAACCCACCGTTCAACACAGCAGGGTTAAATCCGAGAAGCTGCGTCTGCGTCCCCCACTGGTCCGCCGGATTCACTCCGGTGGTTCCAACCTCGACGACATCGGTTGCGGACAGTGCGCGGTTGAAGACGACGAAGCGGTAGACCTCCTTGTCGAAGACTTGAGATGCTACAAAGTAGCCACCGACTCGAAGATTGGCTGCTGCGCTGAGACTGATATTTCCAGTCGTGTTTGAGAGTGCGTATGCAGAACCGTTGACGTAGACAGAAAACACACCAGCACTACGCACCAAAACGAAATCAACAATTTGCCCAGCAAATGCAGCCCCAGTAAATCCAGTGATGGTTGCAATAGAAGCAACCCCGCCAATCGTTTTATCTAAGCCGTAAAGACCTGAACTTGTTGTTAGTCCAAAGTAGTTGTTTGAGTCTTCAAACACCGAAAATACGGCTTTAGCGATTGTCTGTGAAATCTTAAACCGGCACCAGATTGAGAAGTCGCCCGTGCCGATGGCTTGACCCGTCAGCGTCGAAGAAATCCGAGTGCTTGTCGTCGCCCCATCGAACACCACGGCAGCGTAGTCGCTGGCAGCGGCGCGGACGGCGGACGGGAACTCGCCCTGACGAGCGGTGAGCTGGGCGTTGATCGTCGAGGTGTCGGTCTGAGCGTCGCCGAGGGTGGTGTTGCCGTTGAAGGTAGCGGCTCCTGTAAAGGTGGAAGCTCCGGTTACGCCAAGCGTTGTCCCCACCGTAGCCGCTCCGGTGATGGTGGCGGAGCCTGGAACGACGATGTTGTTGCCGCTCGGGCCGGTGGCCGTGTACAACTCCGTGAAGTTCTGGTTGCAGTAATCAAACGAGGTCCGCAGCGGCGTCCCCGTTCCGTCGTTCGGCGATGCGCCGATATTGATCGTTTGCTTTGCCATGTGAAGTATTGAAGGGTTTTACCGTAGATTAAAATTGAGTCTCGTCCGCCGTTATCGTTGTTACGTCAGCCGTAATGGACGTTAAATCCGCCGTAAGCGGAAATCCGACCGCGCCGCCAGTGGAATCCGAAATACGATTCAATAGAGCAATCTCAAGCATCTCCATCTCCCACGGAGAACGACATCCGCTCGCCGAAACCTCGGAGATAAGCTCAGCAGCTTCCGCACAGGTGATGGATGATGCGTCGGCCATATCTTTTTAGGTTGCGATGATGAACCAAGCCGTTCCGTTGCTGATAAATTGAGCCTTGGCCCACTGCGTCGTCAAAGCAAGCGTTGCCGCTCCGTCAATCGTCTCAGCACTAAACGGGTCAATAGTCACGTTGTTCGCCCCCGCATTCACCCGCTTCACAAAGAATATCCGCCCATTGGCCGTCGCCGCCGGGGGAAGCGAAACCGTAATCGCACCCGATGTTGAGTTGGCGAGAATCGCGAAATCGCTCGAAACGATTGCCGTGGTTGCCGTGACAGATCGAACAGTTCCAAATCCCGCAGCATTTGCCGCCGCCGTTCCAGCGCCATCGGCAATACGATTGAGAAGTGCGAGCTTGGCCATCTCACGCTCCCACGGTGCGCGACATCCAAGTGGGCTAACCTCGCTCAGCAGCGTTGCTGTTTCTGCACAGGTAATGTCGGACATACGCTTTTAGAATTTAGGCCATCGGACCAGAACCACGGCGCATCACCTCAGCGATGAAACCCTCCCCGCCGCCGCCCTCAGCAACCTCCTCCTCCTCCTCGTACTCCTCATCCTCCCCGCGCTCGGCCATCTTCTTACCCTTGGACTTCTTACCCTCATAGCCAGGGATGACCATGCCATCAATCTCGATGACCTCAGCCTTGCCGCCCTTGCCAAGAACGATAGTCGCCATCGTCTGGAAAGCCTCGCCTTCCTTCAGATTCTCGGGGATTTCAACGCCTTCGGGGATGGTAAATACCGGCATACGGGGAGCATCACTTTGTGGGCATTAGTGTCAAGAGGCTAATGCGATGTTGGGAGCTTGTCGCTCTTCATCATATTTTCTAGCGCCTCAAGCGGTTGCAGATTCGTCCAATGACTCAACCCCATTACCTCCTCAGGCGTCGTTCCACTGGCCAATGGAATGCGATGATCGACATGCCAATGACTTCCGTAATTCTCCCAGGTCATTCCCGGCTTGAATTGTTTTTCCAGATGAGAGCGCAAGAAATCAGGCGTACATCCGACAATCTCGAACGTGGCCGACCGTCGCGTTTTTTTGCTGCCGAGATACGCTCGAACTGAGTTTCGAATGGCGTCTTTGAGGCGCATAAGCGGGTCGTTGCGGCGGCGTTCGCGGAGTTTGTCGTTCAGTTTCTGACGGTTAGCCTGCGCGTACTTCCTGTTCCATCGACGCGCTCGTTCTCGGTTGGCGGCGCGGTATTCGTTGTGTTTCCGTTTAAAATGCTCAGCGTTCTTTTTCTGATACTCCTTCTGTTTTTTTGATATCCTCTCTTTGTTCTTGCGATAGTTTTCAAGCGACTTTGCTTTGTAGTACTCCTTGTTCTTCTCGTACTTCTCGGCCTGCTTAAGACGGATAACCTCGGCATTCTCCGTCGTGTACCTGACCAGACGCTCCTTATCGTTGGCCATCTTCTCCGCGAATCGTTCGGGCGTTAGCCACTGATATCGCTTGTTTCCATCCTTGTCCTTCCAGGTGTAACCCCAGCAGACAAGCCCATCCTCGCGTACGTCGCCACGTTTTGGTTCATTGTCCATGCGATGTAAAAATACACCACACGATTAGTCCGTCAAGCGTGGACACAAAAAATCCGCAAACCCTTTCGGATCTGCGGATTCTCGTGTTTTGCTGAGGAAATCAGCTACTTTTTAGGAGCAGATGATCTGTGTGAGCGCGCCGGTGCAGCGGCGGAAGATGATGGTCATGCCCTGGTTAGTAAATACTGGCTCAGAAGCATGAACGAACTCAGCGTAATGCTGACCCTTCTTCTCCAGAGGATCGGCGCAATCCACATCGAGCTTGTAGGCACCCGTCACCCACTGCCACTCGCCCATGTAGTTGGTCGGCATCCAGCTCAAATCACCAACGCGGTTCACAGGACGCACGATGTGAGACTTGAACACATACGGAGTGACAATGAACGCAGCCTCGAACGGAGCGGTCGTCCAGCTCGGGTTGACACTGAACACCGTACCCTTCGTGCCGCTGGAGCTGGTGAACGGCTGAACCAGCGTGTACTTGCCACCGGCATAGGTAAACCGGGGCGGGAACAGATTCGGCACATGCCGGAAGTTCTTGATGACCCGATTCGCGCCAATGCGCTTGAGCAACTCAGCGCCGCTGCCGCTGCCCATATCAGCCTGACGCAGATCCTCACGGAACGCGGGGTTGTTCTGAGCGATGCGCTGCGAAGCCTCCAAGCCGATGTACAGCGGGAAGATCGGACCATCGCTGGAGTAGCTGATGAAGCCGGAGCTGTCAGGATTCGTCGCGCCGTTACGGATCAGCGTGGCGGCGGCGACATCGAGCATCTCCTGAGTCAGCTCGGAGGTGGACTGATTGAGCGCCTGACCAACCGATCCAGTCTGAATCCAGGGGAACTCATTCACGCCAGACGGAATCGTCTCAACCTGAGTGAAGGACGAGTCGGCCACAGCCTTGATGGCGAACTTGGCGAAGGTGTTCTGGTAACGAGTCTCCCAAGAACGCTGCGCGCGGATCGAGAGCTTCTCCAAGTACACGCGCAAGAACGCCTCGACGCGATGGTCGAAGGTCAGATCGTCCTTACACAGGAGCGGACCTTTGAGGGCGAAACGCTCAGGACTCCAGGTGACGGCATTATAGCCGACCGGAACGTCATTGTAGGTGACATCGCAAGCGCCACCGTTCTCGCCGCTGGCGAGCGTGATGGCCGACCACTCCTCAGCCGCAGTCGGCTCGATGGAGGTGGTGGTGAACGAGGTCTGGGTCAGACCAGTACCTTGAGGATACTCGCCGCGCTCAATCATGTTGAGCCACATCGAGCGGTACGAGGCGCGTTTATAAACGTCCTGAGCGAGCGACTCGGTAGCCACCGCAAAGGCGTTGAAGACATTAGGACAAGACATGAGATGAAAAATGTAAACCGACGTTATCTGCGTTGTTTGGTTGGCCATCCATCCACCACACGGTGGCTGATTATCCAACCGCTTCCGATGCGGAGTGTCATTGCCGCTTAGACAGGGTGCGTTCGTTGACCAAGCGAACACCGCTCTTAAGGTCGATGAGCGGACTGACGCATACGAATGGCCGTAATGTCAATCAGAATAGTGGAGCATTAGGAATCTCATCCGTGAGTTCCGACTGCTCCGCCATGTAGCTCTTGTACCCGCACAGTAGGCCAAGTTTATGAGGCTGGATGATATGCTCTCTGGCGATGAAGCCTCTGAATGTGTACGGACCAGGGAAACTTCCGGTCATCAGAGCGTAGAAATCCACGCCGTCAGTCTTCCTACCTTTGCGCGCATCGACCAGTAGCTTGCCAGTCTCGTACTTGGTTGTTTTGACATCGATGCGATATCCTGGCGGTGGTGGGATTGTCGCGTCGTAGAGCGGATGCGGAGGCTCGCGATTCGTATCCAAATCGGGATACACATTGAATAGCTTACAGAACGCTATCTCGCCGCACATTCCCTCCAGATCCACAGTCGCAGCATCCTCTGAGCTGATCTTCAAGTTCGCCTTGTTGAAATGACGGTTGTTGCCGTTTCGATTCCTAGCAACGAAGTGGGCCAACTTCCTCTCAGCGGTTGTTAAAGATACAGTTTGACCGATTTTGATTTTGTTTATCATGGTCAAAAAGGTGGAAAATTTTTGAGGGGGGTATCGTAAACGAAGCC